CAACAACTTCAGCAACAGTTGGCACTGGTGGCACTTTCAGCATTGCTGGTCAATGGTACGCTAATGAAGCTGCTCGACAACTGCATGGTCATATTTCAAATGCTCGTGTGCTAAAGGGTGCTTCAGCTTATGATGCTACGCAATCTACTATCATAGTCCCAACTGCGCCACTCAATAATATTACAAACACTCAGCTTCTCACTTGCCAATCAACAACACTTATTGACAACAGCACCAATGCATTCACCATCATACGCAATGGTGACGCAAGACCAACAGATCTTAATCCATTTACAACGACATTTGTAAATGAAAAATACAACACTGCGAATGGTGGTGGTGCTGTTTATTTGGATGGAACTGGAGATTATTTAGATTTACCTGCTAATACAGCATGGGCTTTAGGAACTAATGGCTCATTTGAGGCTTGGGTATATCCATTAGCCTATGGTTCTAATCTAAGAATATTTTCTAATGTTAATGATACGAATTATATTGATGCATATGTTGACAGTAGCGGTGTAATAAGTTTTTCTGGTGGAACATTAACAACAAGTACAGTTATTCCATTAAACTCTTGGACGCACATTGCATTTGTTTTAAATGCTGGTGCTGCGGCGGTGTATGTAAATGGTCGCTCTGTTGCAATTTCAGGAACAACGACATCACGAAATTTTTCAAATAATAATGCCTTATATATTGGTCGCCTTCCAGGTTATACAGGATATGACTGGAATGGTTATATTTCCTCTGCTAGACTTGTGAAAGGAACTGTGACTTATAGAAACAATTTCGTTCCACCAACTGAACCACCAACAAATATTGCAAATACATCTTTTTTATGCAACTTCACCAATGCTGGCATCATAGACTCAGTGGGCAAAAATGTTCTTGAGACTGTTGGTAATGCAAGAGTCAATACATCAGTCAAGAAGTTTGGCACTGGTTCGATGTATTTTGATGGGAATGGAGATGTATTAAGTATTGTTGACGATGAAATGCACAGATTAACTTCTGGCGATTTTACGATTGAATGCTGGGTTTATCCAACTGCCAATGGTGCGTTGTATGATTCTGGTTTTGCAAGTTATGGCGCAGCATCAACTCTTGCTGGTTGGTTCTTCGGAATGAGTGGAACTAATACTGGTGGCACATTAAATCGACTTATTTGGAGTGTGAATTATTCTGCAAGTGGAGGTGCTCCAGTTTATGGCAATGCTGGTCTACCATTGAACACATGGACGCATGCTGCAGTAACTAAAGTCGGAACTACTATTAATTTGTTCATCAATGGTGTATTAGATAAATCTGCAACAGTCTCTGCAACACCAACTACAAGCACATCATATAAACTTTATATTGGTGCTGCAAGTTATGATCCGACAGGTACTCAACGATCATTGACAGGCTACATTGACGATCTTCGCATCACCAAAGGCATCGCTCGCTATCGCTACAGCTTCACACCACCAACCAAAACATTCAATGATGGTGATGGAAATCTAGCAACACTCACATCTGATGTTCTTGTTGGCGATTCTGTCAATACTCCTGTGTTCCCATACACAACGTTGTTATTGCATGGTGATGGAACGAACAATGCAAACAATCATGCGTTCGTAGACTCAAGCACCAATAATTTTGCAATTACTCGAAACGGTAATGCAACTCAAGGAACATTTAGTCCATTTAGTCCGACTGGATGGAGTGCATATTTTGATGGCAGCGGTGATTATGTAAGTTTTGGCGATGTTCTTGATATCGGATCAAGTAATTTCACATTCGAATGTTTTGTAAACTTTAGTTCTTTTGCTTCAGGTTCATATAACGCCATATTTACAAAATATGGCGCAGATTATCAATATCAGTTATTGTGGGATGTTGCAAACAACCGATGGTTCTGGAATATAAACAGCACAGTTTCTGGAAATTCTACTGTTTATTACAATGACAGTTTAAGGGTTGGTGAATGGTATCATTTAGCCTTTATAAAAAATGGCACATCATATTCATTGTATAGAAATGGAGTTTTAATTGGGACTCAAACAATATCTGGCGATATTGCTGGTGGAACTAGACCGTTTACTCTTGGTATGACGTTCGGTGGATCTAATAATGCATTATACCCATTCCATGGCTATATTTCTAATTTTAGAGCACTAGTTGGAACTATTCTTTATTCTTCTAACTTCACACCACCAACAACACCACTAACTGCTATTGCAAATACGCAATTATTGACGGTTCAAAGCAATCGTTTTATTGACAATTCAACAAATGCATACAGCCCAACAATAACTGGCGACACTAGTATCCAAGCCTTCTCACCATTCGCACCAAGTGTTGAGTATACTGCGAATACACATGGCGGAAGTGCGTATTTTGATGGGAGTGGGGATTACTTAAACACAACCTCAACCCAAGTCATCCCAAGTGGCTCGTTTACGGTTGAGGCGTGGTTCTACCCAACTTCTTTGGCTGAATCCTATTCAATTGCTCAAGGCACTCTTGGCAATGCCGCTCGGTTTTCTGTGGGTATTGTAAGTTCCACTTGGTTTGTGCAAATAGGAAGCACAAGCGTATTGCAAGGAGCCGTTTCTTTAAATCAATGGACGCACATTGCAGTTACGTTTAACGGAAGCACCCTGACCCTTTACGTTAATGGGACTTCTGTTGGCACAGCAGCCACGAGCACAAACGTACAAAATGCAACCCTACGAATTGGCTCACTTGGTCCAGCAGATTGGGCAACTTATTACTGGTCGGGATATATCGGGCAGGTTCGCATTTCAAACACGGTTCGCAGCATATCTGTGCCAACTGCTCCATACACAGTTGATGCAAATACCACTTTCCTCACCAACTTCACCAACGCAGGCATTCTCGATTCAACAGGCAAAAATGTTCTTGAGACTGTCGGCGATGCTAAAGTAAACACTGCGATTAAGAAGTATGGAACAGGGTCGATGTATTTTGATGGGACTGGAGACGGCTTAAATATTCGATCAAACGATTCACTTATTTTAGGCACTGGCGACTATACTATTGAGTGCTGGGTATACCACACTAGTGTAAGCGGACAACAAACATATGTTGGCGATACTCCTGGTAATACGAATGGTCCTTATTTCTACAAAGACACTAATCATAAAGTTGGTTTGTATTATGGTTCTCAAGTTTTAACAGGAAGTACAACCATAGCAGTTAATACTTGGTATCACATTGCAGTTTCTAGAGCTTCTGGTACAGTTCGACTTTTTGTAAATGGCAACCAAGAGGCTAGTGCATCTGATACAACTAATTTGTCTGTGGCTATTCAATGGGTTGGCGCAGATAATACTTCTAATTATTTAAACGGCTACATTGACGATCTTCGCGTCACCAAAGGCATCGCTCGCTACGTCACAAACTTCACTCCACCAACTGCAGCCTTCTTAAATAAATAATAAAAACTACGGATTAAATTAATGGCACAACCAGCGTCAAGAACAGATTTAAAAGATTACTGCCTCCGCAAGCTCGGTTTCCCAGTAATCGATATTAACGTCGACGATGATCAATTAGAAGATCGTATCGATGATGCATTGCAACGTTTCCGTGAGTTTCATTACGACGGTACAGTTGAGGAATACTTGGCTGTAAAAGTCACGCAGTCAATGATCAACAATCAGTATATTGAAGTTCCAGACTCAATTATTGGTGTAACTCGTTTGCTTCCTGTAACAGCTGGCAATATTAATTCTGGTACGAAACAAGGTTTTAACATATTTGATATCAACTATCAAATCCGTTTGAATGACTTCTATAATCTAACATCGTCGTCATATACTTACTATGTTATTGCGCGTGAGCATTTGACTATGCTCGACATGATCGTAACTGGTGAAACACCATTTACATTTAATAAAAAGATGAATCGCATACAAGTATTCATGGATTGGGAAGGCAGAACAAATCCTGGTGAATACATCGTATTCCAAGCAACAAGAATTACTGATCCAGAAATCTATGGCAAGGTATTCGATGACACTTGGGTAAAGCAATACACAGCAGCATTGTTTAAACAACAGTGGGGTTCAAATCTAACCAAGTATGCAAACTACACACTTCCTGGTGGTTTAGTTGTGAACGGCGAGAAGATCTATAACGATGCAGTTATAGAAATTGCTGCACTTGAAGATAAACTTCGCGATACTTACGAAGCGCCTCCACAAATGTTGGTGGGATAATCGATGGGAACAAGTGTATACTTTAATAATCAGGCTGCTTCAAGAGAACAACTTCTCATTGAAGACATGATTATTGAGTCAATTAAGAATCATGGTATCGATATCTTTTATCTACCAAGAGATTCTCAGTCATCACTAGACGAATTGTTTGGTGATGATCCTGTTAAGTCATACACTTCTTCATATCCTATGGAAATGTTCTTAGAGACATTTAATGACTTCGAAGGCAATCAAGAATTCTTCAGTAAGTTTGGTTTAGAAGTTCAGAAAACTGCACGTGTTGCAGTTGCTCGTCGCACATTTGAGAAGTATGTTCCAACTGCATTGCGTAATGCTCCAAAAGAAGGCGACCTAATCTGGTTGCCAGCAATGCAAAAACTGATGGAAATTAAATTCGTTGAGCAGGAAAAAAACTTCTTCCAGCTGGGTCGCGGACCAAGTCGTGGCGGCTCATCAGGTTCCTTCGAACAACTTGGTAAATATATTCCATACATGTATGAATTGAGCATTGAGTTGTTCAAGTACAATGGCGAAGTGCTCAATACAGGTATCCTTGCTGTTGATGATCTTCCAGATGTACATGCTTTCGGAGTTGCATATACATTACAAGCTGGTGGCATAGGAAGTTTCGAAGATCATGAGATTGTATATCAAGGCGCTAATCTTGCTTCCGCAACAGCAAAAGCCTATGTATCAAATTGGGATTTACCTTCTAGAACACTTACTCTTCGAAATATTAAGGGTGAGTTCGCTGCAAACACACTTGTTAAAAGTGCAATAAGCGCTGCCTCTTGGACAATGTTGAGTGGCAATGTTCAAGAAGATGCTAATGATCCATACGACGACAACTTTAGAATTGAGCAAGAAGCTGATAATATCTTAGACTGGACGGAGCTGAACCCATTCGGTTCGCCTAACGAATAATGCTATCTAGATCGCACTTTTATCATAGAATAACTCGTAAGATGGTCGTTGCTTTCGGCACGTTGTTCAACAACATTCGTATGGTGCGATATAACAAAGCAGGTACAACTGAGATTGAAAGAATCACAGTGCCTCTTTCTTACGCAGCAAAAGAAAAGTTTTATACAAGAATTACGCAAGACCCAAATTTAAATCAAGAAGTTCAGATTACATTGCCTCGCATGTCATTTGAACTTGATTCGATTACTTATGACCCTCTTCGCAAGAGAACACCATATGTAAACGAATATGCTCCTAACAATAGCACTGCTATGAAGTCTGGTTATAAGACTCCATACAATTTTAATTTTTCTTTGAATATCTACGTTCGTAACACTGAAGACGGAACACAGATCGTTGAACAAATCCTACCATACTTTAATCCTGACTATACAGTAACAGTTGATCTTGTTGATGTTGGCAATCCTATCGATATTCCTATAATTCTACAAAACGTCACATACGATGTCGCTAACGACGATGGTGATAAAGACAATTTAAGATTAATTACTTGGACATTAACATTTACAGTACAAGGGTATTTGTTTGGTCCAATTAATTCTTCATCTAGCAACAAACTTATTCGCAAGGTTATTGCTAACACTTATGCCGATGTCGCAGGCATTGGCGTTGATAGAAGAGTAGTATTCTCAACAGGATTAGGCAACTATAAAACAGGCGAATTAGTGTATGAAGGTAGAACATTAGAAGAAGCCAACGTGACTGCATTCGTTAAATACTGGGATTCGACTGCTAACAACTTGATCGTTGAAGATGTTCAAGGATTGTTTACAACGAATACTAAATTAACAGGTGCAGTAACTAATGCATCTTGGAACATTTCGTCATTCGATGACTATTATAATCAAGTTATTATGTTAACTGTACAGCCATCACCAAATACAGCAAATGCAAATGATGCGTTTGGATTTGATGAAGACATTTATGAGTATCCAAATTTACCATAGTTAATTATGAGCGAAGTAGATAAAAATCTAGCAAATATATTGAATACAGATTATGTTCCTGTCGTAAAAGAAAATAAACCTGTAACAATTCATCAATCTGATTCTGTTGAACCAGACGCAGATTACTCGCGTGCAAATTATTATAATCTAATAGAAAAAGGAAACGAAGCACTTGATGGTATTCTTGAAGTTGCAAAAGAATCGCAACACCCAAGAGCATACGAAGTCGCTGCGAATATGATTAAGAATCTCTCTGATGTTACAGAGAAACTTATGATTCTACAAAAACAACAGAAAGAACTTAAAGGTCCACAAGAGCAAGTAACTCAACAAAATATCAACGTAGAGAAGGCTGTGTTTGTTGGATCTACTGCTGATCTGTTAAAAAAACTAAAGAATGAATCTGCCGAGTAAATTAAAACACTATCTTGGGAATCCACATCTTAAGAGAGTTAACATGCCTATGCAACTTACGGAAGATCAAGTCCGTGAGTTTGTTAGATGCGCAGAGGATCCAATTTACTTTATTGAGAACTATGTTAAGATTATTACTCTCGATAAAGGTTTCGTGCAAATTAATTTGTATCCGTTTCAGCGCCAAGCCATTACTGATATCAACGACAATCGCCGTGTAATTGTAAAGGCAGGTCGTCAGGTTGGTAAGACCACAATGGTTGTTGGTTATATTCTTTGGTACATTTTATTCAATGAAGATAAGTTTGTGGCAATCCTAGCCAACAAAGCACCAACGGCTCGTGAAATTTTGAATCGCATTAAAATTGCATACGAAGCATTGCCATTGTGGTTACAACAAGGCGTGCGTACATGGAACAAAGGTGATATTGAATTAGAAAACAACTGCCGTGTAATGGCGACTTCTACTGCTTCGTCAGCAATCCGTGGTTACTCTATCTCGTTACTATATCTTGACGAGTTCGCATTTGTACCAAGTAATATCGCCGATGAGTTTTTTACTTCGGTTTACCCAACCATTTCTTCTGGTACACAATCCAAAATTCTTATCTCCTCAACGCCAAACGGTATGAATCACTACTATAGAATGTGGACTGAGGCAGTTGAAGGTCAAAATGGGTTTAAACATATTGAAGCAAACTGGCGTCAAGTCCCAGGAAGATCTCAGCAATGGGCAGACGAACAGCGCAGAGTTCTCGGCGATGAGAAATTTTTGCAAGAAATGGAATGCGAGTTTATGGGGTCGGCAGGGACTATGTTATCCTCTGCTGCTCTCAAGTCTCTTGCGTTCGTTAAGCCAGCTCACGTCTCTGACATTGGCGTGAAGATATATCAACCTCCAGTCCAGAACCGAAACTACATCATTGTAGTTGATACAAGTCGAGGCAAAGGACTGGACTTTTCAGCATTCAGTGTAATAGACATCACAACAATTCCATATCGTCAAGTCTGCACATACAAAGACAACACAATTAGTCCACTAGTATATCCTTCGATAATTAAACGCATTGGTGAGTATTACAATCAAGCCTACGTTCTTGTAGAAATTAATGACAATGGACAGCAGGTAGTTGATAGTTTGTTTGAAGACTACGATTACGAAAATATTCTTTCTACAGTTGACATTAAGGGTAAGATGGCTATGACTTGGGGTTATGGTAACAAGTCTCAGCGTGGTATTCGTACGACTAAATCTGTTAAACGATTGGGTTGCTCCATTCTTAAGAATCTAATTGAAGAGCAAAAGTTACTTACACAAGACTTTGATACTATTTCAGAGTTGTCAACATTCATTGCCAAGGCTGGATCATTCGAAGCTGAAGAAGGCTCGCATGACGACCTAGTTATGACGTTAGTATTGTTTGCTTGGTGTACAAATCAAAACTTTTTCTCAGATTTAACAGATACAAATATCAAACAAAAATTGCATGAAGAGCAATTAAGACAGATTGAAGAAGAATCATTGCCGACATTTTTGGCTGGGCATGAGGAAGTTGATAATCCGAATCATGATTTTATATCAGATGGAGCAGTTTGGAACATCGTAAATCGTTAAAAACCCCCAATTACTAAATAAACAGTAGAATTTCTATCCTCCATCCACAGGAGTAACACCATGGCATTTTTAGTTTCTCCAGGAGTTAACACTTCTGAAATTGATCTCACAACTTCCGTTCCAGCGGTTGGCACGTCTACAGGCGCAACCGTTGGATTCTTTCGTTGGGGTCCTGCAAGCGTCGTTGTTCAAGTCTCTAACGAAGTCGAACTAGCAGAAAAGTTTTTTAAACCAGATAACAACTCAGCAGTATCATTTATGTCTGCTGCAAACTTCCTAGCATACGGCAACGACCTTCGCGTCGTTCGTGTTGTTAACAGCACAGCTGGTGCTGGAGCATCAAACAACGCTGTTTCAAACGCTAACAGTTATGTTACAATCACAAACGATGAGGCATACTTCAGCAACCAGTATCAAACATCAAACGCAAGCATTGCATGGGCAGCCAGATATCCTGGTTCATTAGGTAACAGCCTCAAGGTTTCTGTTTGTGCATCTGTAAATGCGTTTACAGGCGGAGCAAATACTGCTAATGCTTGGCCATATGCAACATATTTTGACTCAGCACCAGGCACATCAGAATATGCTTCATCAGTAACGAATAATTCTACAATTAATGACGAGCTTCACATAGTTGTTGTGGATGAAGATGGCGTCATCAGTGGTGTAGCGAATACAGTTCTAGAGCGTTACTCAAATCTATCCAAGGCAGCTGATGCCAAGGGCGATGACGGCGCATCAATTTTCTACAAGGAAGTTATCTTCCGCAACTCGAAGTATATTCACTGGATGGGTCACCTATCTGGCGCAAACTCAGCTTGGGGTAACACAGTTGTACAAGCAAATGCTGCTGGCGTATTCTACTCGCCATCTGATTATTTGAGTTATTCTCTAGTAAATGGCGCTGATGGCTCACCAACCCAAGGTCAAATGATCACCGCAATTGATCTCTTCCAAAATAAAGAAGAACTTGATATTTCTCTATTGTTTGCTGGCGACTGCTTGGTTAATGCAAATACATCAATCAACCCACGCGAAATTGCTGATGAGTATCTCGGACTAGCATTTGACCGTAAAGATTGCGTTGCATTTATCTCACCACCATACGCTGAATCAGTAACTTCAACTTCGAAGGCTGCTTCTATTGTTTCTTACCGAAGCAGCTTGACACAAGGAACATCATATGGTGTTCTAGACTCTGGTTGGAAGTATCAGTATGACAAATACAACGACGTATATCGTTGGATTCCGCTCAATGCTGACATTGCTGGTCTCTGCGTCCGTACAGACCTACAACGTGACCCATGGTTCTCGCCAGCTGGTGTAAATCGCGGTCAAATTCGCAACCTAGTTAAGTTGTCATTCAATCCAACGCAATCTGAACGCGATATGCTATACAAAGCTGGCGTAAACCCAGTTGTATCGTTCCCAGGCGAAGGAACCATCCTTTACGGAGACAAGACTCTACAGAGCAAGCCAAGTGCATTCGACCGTATTAACGTTCGTCGCTTGTTTATTGTTCTAGAGAAGGCAATTTCTCGTGCTGCTCGCGCAAGCCTCTTTGAATTCAACGATGAATTTACAAGAGCACAGTTCGTAGCACTAGTTGAGCCATTCCTCCGTGATGTTCAGGGTCGTCGCGGTATCTATGACTTCCGTGTTGTCTGTGATGAAACAAACAATACACCAGCTGTCATTGACCGTAACGAGTTTGTGGGCGATATCTACGTCAAACCAGCAAGAAGCGTCAACTTTATTCAGTTGAACTTTGTTGCAGTTAGAAGTGGTGTATCCTTCGATGAAATCGTTGGACGCTTCTAATAAATAATAGAGTAAAGTCAGGAGAATACAATGGCTTTTAATGTATCTGAATTTCGTTCGCAAATGCAGTTTGATGGCGCAAGAGCCAATCTGTTTGACGTAGAGATGAACTTTCCTTCTTTTGCTAATCCAGGCAATGCTTCGCGTAAATTGCAATTTCAATGCAAGTCCGCGCAGCTTCCTGGATCAACAGTTGGAATTGTTCCAGTGCAGTACTTTGGTCGCGAAATTAAATTCGCTGGCAATCGTACGTTCGTAGACTGGACAGTAAACGTAATGAACGACGAAGACTTCGTTGTTCGTAATGCTATGGAACGTTGGATGAATGCTGTCAATACGCATCGCGGAAACCTCCGTGTTGCTGCTGCTGGCGGTCCAACTTCCTATGGCGTTGACGCAACAGTCAGACACTATGGCAAGCGCGGCAATGTCATTAAGGCATACAAGTTTATTGGTATGTTCCCAACTGACCTAGCACCAATCGATCTAGATTGGGGCAACAATGATGCGATCGAAGAATACACTATTACTTTCTCATATCAGTGGTGGGAAGCTGTACCAGAAGGTGTATTCTAATCTATCTTTCTATATTATGAGGCTCATGTATGGCTATTAGTCTATTCGGATTCGAGATCCTCCGCAAACAACCTGAGGTGCAATTGCAGCCTCAGATCACGACACCAGTCAACGACGATGGTGCCATTAATGTAACTTCTGGTGGTTACTTTGGCACCTATCTTGATCTTGAAGCAAGTTTTAAAAACGAAGTTGATCTTATCACTCGCTATCGTGAGATGGCGATGCAGCCAGAACTTGAAACTGCTATCGACGATATCGTTAACGAAGCAATCGTTCATGATGTCACAGGTAAGTCAGTAACAATTATTCTCGACGATCTAGAACTACCAGATAAGATTAAAGATACTATTCGTGATGAGTTCCAGAATGTACTGCAGCTTCTAGACTTTTCTAACTTTGGTGCTGACGTATTCCGCAACTGGTACATTGATGGTAGATTATACTATCAAGTATTAATTGATGAGAAACAACCACGTCTTGGCATTCAAGAATTACTATACATTGACCCACGTAAAATCAAGAAAGTAAAGGTTGTTGATAAAAAGAAAGATCCAAGAACAGGCATCGAAGTTGTTAATGGAATTTCTGAGTTTTATGTATACAATGATAAGGCATCAACGCAAGGTCAGACGGTAATCTCTTCACCAACTGATGCGTCTGTTAAAATTGCAGCCGATGCTATTGTCAATGTGAACTCAGGATTGCTCGACGCTAAACGTAATATGGTTTTGTCATATCTACACAAAGCCATTAAGCCACTTAATCAGTTACGCATGGTTGAAGATGCTGTTGTTATCTATCGTCTATCACGTGCGCCAGAGCGTCGCGTGTTCTATATTGACGTTGGTAACATGCCGAAGATTAAGGCTGAGCAATATCTTCGTGACATTATGACCAAGTTTAGAAACAAGGTTGTTTATGATAGCACCACAGGTGAAGTCAAAGACGATCGTAAGTTTATGTCAATGATGGAAGACTTTTGGATTCCACGTCGCGGCGAAGGTAAGTCAACAGAAATTACACCCCTACCACCAGGACAACAACTTGGTGAAATGGGTGACGTTCGTTACTTCGAAGAAAAACTATACAAGTCATTAAACGTTCCTGTTGGTCGTTTGTTGCCACAAACAGGATTTACGTTAGGT